TGATTAAACTTATATTGTGTTTGATGCCAAGAGACAAATTGATCACAACCACATAAACATTTTGGTGGTTCTTGATTTTGACAATAAAATTTTAATACGTAATTCTTAATTGACATATTATCATTTGCATGTGATTTTGCTAAATGATTGCCAAGAGATCTTCTGTTGATACAGAATTGATTACAAATTAAACAGTTATGATTACTAAAATCATAATTAATGTTATTCATTTGTTAATTGTATACCATGGAACGGTTATAAGACACAGGTGATTTGAATTTAAGATATCTGCGTGAAAATACAAATGGCCTGAGGTTATTATAACCTCAGGCCATCAACTAGACTACAACACCGACGGTGTGATTAGATAATGTTTAGGTCTGTGACAGTCACAGTTCCGTAAAAGTCAGTTCTAATCATTTTTTTGCCATAGCGTGTCATAACCCCTTTTCTTGGGGTAAAGTCCTCAGGTGCAAAAATTGTTGGTGTAACAATTAATGGAACATAAGGAGCATAGACGTAACCAGTTTCAAGATAAGATCCGCCTTTATAACCAACTAGGATCTTATTCCGTGGGAAGTATGGATCTTTATACACAGTAAATCGATTGCTTAGGGTACCGATTTGCTCGCAGCCAATTGAGAACGGACTAGAAACTTGTCCTTGTGAATCAATTGTCAATTTAGCTTTATAGCAAACTGAGCTCTCTAGAATCGTTGCAACGTCTGGACCCACAACAATGAAGTTTGCAGAACCACGTAGTGTTTTTCTGTGAATAGTATTTCCAACATCAATAATTGTTTCAATCAATGTTTCATACCATTCGCGAACCGTACCAGTGAAATTTGGTCCAATTGCTAGTGAGTTTGCAAGATTCACGCCAACGCCAGTCAATTTATTAACAAATCGACCTGGAGCTCGTGACCAATACATATTAGCACCGTTTGCTTGAACAACAAGATCGTTTAGGATCTCTCTGTCAATTTCAAGCGCAACTTGCTGTGATAGAATAGAAGTTAATTCAACTTCTGCGTCCATGCTGTGATATGCATTTAAGTCCTGAGCAAGTTCTGGTGACCAACGAGCTCTTAACTTACGAGTTGTCGCTGTAATCGGAATCGACTCGATCTTGATATCAATTTCTGGAATTGTAGGACTTGGTGCAGTTCCAAAATCAGATTCAAATGAAGGAATCGTTAATGTAGAACCAACTGAGTCTCCTGCCTGCAATGAATCAGCAATTGCCATACTAAACCAAGATGCAGAACCAAGCATAGATGGAACAGCACCCGCTGGAGCAGTTAATCTCACGACTAACTGAATATGCGAACCGTTTAATGGATCTGGCGTAAATGTAGAACCATTCCAGTTACCGCGCTTGTTATGGCGTCTTAAGTTAAATACACCCTTACCACTTTGATATGCTTCACCCCATTCAATTGCGCCGTTATTTGTTGAAAACTTCGTAACCGCAATTTGTTCTGCTGACAAGAAATCTCCAGCAGGAATCAAAGCAGCCATTGAAGCAACATCTAAGTGCACAAAGCAGAAATTGACTTTGCTTTCAGCAAGATCAACGCTTAGTTGAGGATCAAATGAAATAAATCTAACGTTTGAGCCAGATAAATCATCTTCAGTTCTAACAACACCACCAGCAGCCCAAACTTCGCCAGTTCCTGTCCAAGCACCAATATCTAAGCTTGAACCTGATAAACTGTGTGAACCAGTGTGAACTCGTGAATAACCAACATTGACAAGATCATACATTCCACCGGCTCCTAGAGAACCAGAACGAACGCCTTTTCCTGCAGGGTTATTATATAGTGACTGACCTCTTTGATATGTTTCAGCGGTTGATGCTGGATCTAATTGCAATCCTGCTTCACCACCAACGTTTGAGCCATAAGTATAATCTAAATAAAAGATTAGACCTGAAGGCAATGACATTGGCTGAATGGAAACAAGTTCATTTGCAACTAAAGCACCGAACACTCGTCTAACAATTGGAAACGCAATGTTGCTAAAACCATTGATGTTTCCCGTTGATGTCATAGATGCGCCACCATTACCGATAGCATTTGCACCTTCACGAATAATTTGTGCAGCCTGATTTTCTAACAACTGCGCCATATTTTCGCGCATTGTCTCATCAAGGCCTTTAAGCAAACCAGTGCGTGACCACTTTTCAGTTAATTTCTTTCTTTCAGCGCCAATATGTTTTTGGCGAATTCCGCCAAATAGCGATTCAACAGATACATTACTCATTTTAATTTTTATCTCCGTTTATCCTGTAAGTCCTGCAAGCGTAGACCAACGTTGTGCATCAATGCCTTCTGACATTGTTGATGCTCCAGATCTAACTGATCTAGACGATGAACCTAATAATCTACGATTTGAACGATTTTCTGACATTATGCTTCTGCTACTTAACATTTCAACAACGCTATCATACACAAGCTTTGCTTCTCTAACTGTTTTAGATTCTGTTAGCTTAGAAATTGCTTGACGTTTTTGCTCAGCAGAAATATCTGATCTTAACGTTAGTTTATTTGCATAAGCAAGTTGTGCATTTGTTAAATTAGCTTTTGCCAATTTTGCATTAGCTTCAGTTAATCGTCTATTAGATGAATTAAACTGAGGTCGTGCATTTCGCACTGAACTTTCTCGAATAGTTTTATTCGGTGTACGTCGTGATGATAACGTCGCTAGACGCTGTTTGCATTCACGGTAAATTCTTAGTTTGCCTCTTCGTAAGGCTTCATTTTTTAATCTTGTTAGTTTACCAACGTTTGTTTCTGTGACGATATCAACGTCTAATGGATCACCTTCGTCAGTGCCATCACCAAAAGAATCTAAGCGACCTGGGCCATTGCCTTTAACGCTAGGCGCTTTTTCTGATTCACGAATTCGATTTAGTTTTCGAAATTCACGACTAATATCTGCTTCGTCAATTTCAATCATGCAATCATCGTCATTTAGCGTTTCTGCTTCATTTTTTTCATCATCGTTATCATGATCTTCAGAATCGCCTTCGTCGCCATCTTCTGAATCATCAACTAGTTCAAGTGTTTCATCATCACCTGAATCGTCTTGATTTTCAGAATCGCCATCTGAATCATCGTCTCCTGAATCATCATGATCTTCGCCGTCATCGTCTGATTCAATTTCACCTAAATTATCTAATTCCATATCTTCAGGAACGCCAGTTAATTTTAGTGTAATATCATTTTCTCGTAAAGTTCTCATATTTCCAATTTCTCCACATGCTAATTGTGTTAAACCATGTTGTAATGCTTCTGTTAATCTAACCGATGTAGCATTTTTTGAATTAGTCGATATCTTTGTGTACATATCAACCATTTTTGATTTTAGCATAGAAATCTGCTCAAAAAATGTTTTTGTATTCTTTAAAATATGCGCGTTTGTTAATAATCTTACTTGCTCACAAGCTTCTAACACTGCAGATTCTAATTGAATTGACATATCATTATCATTCAATGTTTCATCATTTTCATCAGAATTAAGAACATTAGCATTTGGCATTGTTGGAGCTGGATTTGATGATATTGTAGGAATAACGGACACAGGCGTTTTTAGCATTGTGTTAACTATATCGTCTTGAATCATATCTTCAACATCAACAGCAGGTGTTACATTTAACGTTACTTTGCCAGAAGCATCTGGTTCTGTAATTGTAATATCTGCATCTAAATCTAAATCATCATCATCACTTGCACCCACAATTTCTGTTTCAATCAATTGCTTTAATCTGGGAAGTGTTGCACTTAATAATTTTTCTTTTGCTCGCTGTTCAGCAACCGCAACAAATTGTTTTGCATCTTGCACAGCATCACTATATACACTCATTTGATATTATGTTTCCCTAATTGTAATGTTTCACGAGATGAATTAAGCTGATATGCACCAATTTCTGGACCAGTTGCTGCAGGGTTTACAGTTCCATTGATTCCTAAAACAATTGATGGCTTAACTTCTGCTGGCGTTAAACCTGGGTCTGATGCCTTTGTCGGATCATTATTAACTGCTACAACATCCCCAATTGCCCCCGGATCTGCACCAGGTGACACAACGTTAGGTGACCAAGGTATCATTGGCAGACCTTTGTTGGGCTCCTTAGCGGATGTCCTAGCGCTTGGAATATCTGGACTTGCAGCAAAGTTTAAAACGACTTTTGGTGAAATTAAAGGATCACCAAATTGAACAGGCGGAATTAAAACTCTGTTTGCAATTTCAATTAATTTTTCATGTGTTAAACTGCCATCATGTTGCGGATCAAAAGGAAAACACTTCTCTAATAAAAGATTTTTCTTTCTCGCTTTAGATGCTACAGTTCCGTATTTTCCAAGTCCTGACATGTTGCTCCAACTTTATTTAATTATCTAAATTAATATTGACTATATTTTGTAACGCTGTGCCATTTATCAACTAATTTCATAATTTCATCATCAGTATATAATTGTTTTAATTGCTTCCAATTTTCTTCTGATGTAACTTTTTCTAATTCAGTTAAATCATTTGACCAAAAATCAGGATTATTACCGCTATTAGCAGCGTCATCTAAATAACGAAATAATTCTCTTCTTGCCTTATTTTTTGCATCGCGTGTTAATCTCGGTGTTTTACTTTTAATAAGTTGTTGAAGTGAAAAATTAACATCATCAAGTTGTGAAACATTTAAAGTGTCTAAAAGATTTATTATTGTTCGAAAATTATTAGAACTAACGCCTTCATCATCAACTGCTTCTTTGATTAATCTTTTTAGTTGTCTAACTATAATTTTCATATATATTTTCCTTTTTGGCGTAAACCAATGCCATCAATTATAAATTTAATTATTTCTTCTGCAGAAACTTATTATTTTTTAGATCATCTGCCGTTGCAGGATAACTTGGTTGCTCTAGCGGTTCTAGAGTCACGCCGCGTTTATATACGTATTTGCTTGTCATAGGCACTGGAACTCGATTAGGATTTAGTTTACGTTCGTGTTCAATCTCACGGCGACCGCTCATCGCCCATTCCCAATCTGCGTGCATTGCCATGATTTCGTCTTCTGAATATTGTAATAATAACTTATCCATTAATTCAGGAGATATATATTTGCTTAAAACATCAACATTTGAAATTTCAAATAAATCACCCCAATCAGTGCCAGTATTTAATTTTCTTTGCAATTGTTTAAACAAAGATTGTTTTAATGGATTTTTGGATAATTCTTTTTCTATTACTTCTAAATCTGTTTCTCGACCAACGTCAGAATCTCGAAGAGCTTCTTTGATCAATCTTTTTAGTTGTCTAATTGTAATTCTCATATGTTTTAATTTCTAATATAACGTCTATAATATAAAATATAATCTTCAAAAAATTTCTTTAAGTTATTTTCATATTATATTTGTTTTATTCTAAACTTGGAATTGTTGAACTTCTCGTTGGCAAACTTTTACCACCAAATGCTAACTTTTGCAACTTTTCGCTTGTTGGCATTTCTAAAGTATCATTTAACATATCGTTTCTAAAATTAGAAGTTTCAGCAAGTTGTTGATTTTGTAAAGTATTTTCAGCAGTATCTTTTAGAATACTTTCCATAATATCATTTGATTTAGGCTTAGTAGCTTCTACTTGTCTTGTTGTTACTTTACGTTCATTTATTGAATTTAAATATTTTGCATTTATGTTTAATGCTTCAGCAACAATATTTGTTGTAATTGCTCGCATATGTTTTTGAATTGCTTTATCAACAATTACTTGCAATTCTTCGACAACAATATCACTAACTAATGATTTTAATTCTTGCAATTGAATTTTCATTATACGCCCTCTAATTTAGCATGATCATATTTTGGATACGAACTAGAACTAATCATCGTTAAACTTGCACAAACTTCAAATGTTGCAGCGCCGCCGACTGCTTTTGCAACCAATGTTTTTGTTCTCATTCTTATGTTTCTACTGTCACCTGGTGGGATTGTAATATAATTATTTGCGTTAACGCCAGCGGCCGTAACGCCAAATCTAATTGAGCCAGCAGAACCCGCCAAACAAGAAATTAACATCGTAGACGTAACACGCGGCAATTCGTATTCAACAGTCGCACCAGAAGTTATTGCTGATGAAGTCAACCAAGGAATTCCAGATATCATATATTCTGGAACTGAGCCTGCTCCTGGCGATGGATTATCTAACATGTTTTTCCCTTATATCTAATGCAGCAGTTAATGCTCTATCTAATCTATCTGATTTGGAGAACATTTTTTTAAATTCATTTATGTTTGTAATTCTTTTGCCTTCAGGTAACATAAATGCACCTGGCGTTGACGGCTCAGAAACAAAGTCCCAACAGATTAATTGAAAATCATCTTGCACAACATGTCTGTCACCATCTTTTTTTGTGCTTCCGACGCCGCGAGATGAAATACCAATTTTAACACCTGCTTCAACTAAGTTGCGCAATATCTTTCCAGATGGTGTAGACAAAATTTCAACTTTTCCATAGACAACATTATTTTCAATATATGCTTCTTGAATTAAATGTGAAACATTTTTAAGATTAACAACTGAATCATCTGGGTGATCTAATTCGCCAAGTGCTCTTCGCTCTAAAATAAATTTTTGATAATTTCGAACTTCACGTTCTAATATTTGTGCAGGATATACACGACCATTTTGATTAAGTGTATCTGCTTTTTGTAAAATTCCACTCAAAATCAATTTGCCACTATTTTTTTCTAATGATTCTTTAATAGAAT